AGATGAAATTGCATCAGACAAAAATGACTGATAAGCAACGTCTGGTAATTCTCTGAAGTATCCCATTTTAGTATCCTACTCCTTCTTCTGAACCATAATCACTACTATAAATTGGTTCAAGTTCCTTGAATCCTAGATCCATAATCATAGAAACAGGTGCCGATAAATCACCACTATAAGTCGCATATGTTCCTTCTCCCGTATAATTTACCGACATATCAGTCAAGGCACATTCCTTAAACCTATGTAAGAATGGATGTGGACTTGTTCCTTTTTTATATTCTAGTTGGAATACATTTGGAGATCCTAGATATACACCGTCTTCTTTTGGTGACATATTTTGTTTAAGTGTTTTTATAATATCTCTTATTTTTTCTGCTTCTGTTTTACTTCTAGGGGTCATTTTAAAAGAAAATTTGAACGATCTTAAATTAACACCGGAGAATAATAATTCCATATTTGGGTTTAAAATTTTACCAGTCTCTCTTGCTAATATTTGTGCTGCGGTAAGGTTTCCTCCAAAAGGAATGTTTGCGGCACCAGCCGCTATGGTATTTAAAAAATATTCTTTTGAAGGACCACTTAGTCCAATTTTCGCCGCATCTTTAACCAATTCACCTGCTACTTGTGCAAGGTTGTCAAAGCGTGCGTCTGCAAAAGCCTTATTAATTACTCCTAATGTTTGTGCAGTTAATCCATCCATTTCACCGGGACCAAAAGTAACGGAGTTTCCGTCCTGAATGTTTGATGGAATTGGGAGATATATAGTGTCAATAAGATCTCCTATGTTTGATCTTCCATTTGGTTGAAATTGTGCAGTCACATCACCTACACCTAATTGTGCTCGATTGCTGGCAGTATTAGTATATCTGGTTGCAGGACTGCCTTGTTTATAAATAAATGCATCATTTGCTGCGTTAGTTTGTCCCGCATCACCTATTATATATTCGCTTTCTCTTGATATTTGTTGAGTACTAAACCTAGATGGCACATAAGTTCTGATTTGAATACTTAAATAATCTGTGGTTTCATGTATTGGTGCATATGGATACCTAAGGTCTTTTGCTGCTGCCATCTATCTTACTTTTTAGTTATTTAGAACGAAGACTTGTAAAATTGAGTTCTATCACATCAGACATCTCTTCTGGGTAAACTTCATACAGTTGTCCGGCAATTTGGTCATAATTATATTGTCTTCTATCACCCCAGTGAAAGTTAATTCCACGAAATCCCCAAGAATAGACATCAGTTACACCAACAAGTGGAAATTCATCATATCTAACTCCCGGAGTTTTTGCAGTATAAAAGAAAGTATAATATTTTCCAACCGAAGCACTCCTACCACTTTCACTCAAAACCCCAATCAGTTCTTCCATAATATCATCTGGATTTTCGATACCAACTAAACTATCAACCACACCACGAACTCGATTTTCTTGGTCGTCTGTTGGATATGAGAATGTCATTTGATACCTAACTCGTTTTCCGTAAGAACCTTAAACTCATAACCACGATCTAAACACCATTCTTTAGCAGCACTCCATTTTGCCTGATTTTTGGCATACTCAACAACTTCATAGATATAACCCTTTGTCTTTCTCTTTTGGACTTTGGGTTCAATACACTGCTTATATGGTTTGATTTCAATAATTGACTTTTTAATCTTCCCGTTATTATCTTTATATTTGATATAAAAATCTGGGAAGTATCTGTGATATCTGTTATCAACTGGTGAGCGATAGGGGACTACAATCTCCTCACTTCCCCACTCCAAAATATTTTCATTCTTATCACAATAAACCATAAACTTGCGCTCCCATAAGGAACGATATACTATATTAGTGTGATCACCCTTGTATTTTTTTGGATATGAAGGTTGGTATTTTCCCTTATATGACATCTAAATAACTAATAATAAAGTAGTCGTATAGGTATTTAGAGTGGGTAACTCTCTGGTTCAAAAAATAACGATGCAGAAAATGAGAGAAAAGATTGGCTCTCTTTCTCTCAGTAATCATTATTTGGTTAATATTCCTATATCATCAACAAAGTTAAAACAACATTTTGAGCAAAGTTATGGAGAAGATGGAAAAGATATTTCTAGTTTCGTAACTAATAGGTTAGGATTTCTTTGTGCTGAAGCAACACTTCCGGTGACTTCTTTTGCCACAGGAGAAGTCAAAGGTGATTTTATGGGAGTTCCACAGGAATTTGCCCATACCCGTCTTTATGCCGATATGGACTTGACTTTTTATGTTGATTCTGATTATAGAGTGTTGAAATTTTTTGAAGGATGGATGGATTTTATTGCTGGTGGAAACAGAGGTGGAGAAGAAAATCCGGAACCTGCAGCATCCACTAGTTTAAGTACAAGTGTTTATAGAAGATTTAATTATCCTGAAGATTATAAGGTTCAGAATATGGAAATACTTAAATTTGAAAACGATTATAAAATGCAATTATCTTATAAGTTTGTTAATGCATTTCCAAAAGGACTTACATCTATTCCGGTATCATATGGACCGGCAGAATTACTAAAAATTACGGTATCATTTAATTATGATCGGTATGTTATGAAAAGAGAAAAACTAAAGGAAGAATCTAATAGAATTTATAGTAGCATTTGGGATAATCCTTCTGCAGAATATTTTTTTCCAACAGCAAATCTTCTAGATCTAAATCTAAAGGAGTACTACACCACAGATCAAGAATACAACTTGAACTTGAATATCCTCGACGACAATCCTTTTTATATCCCCTAAACACCTATTGTTGGGGACAACCCTCTTTTTTAGATCTCTCCCCAACTAGGATAAATAACTAAACCTGAGTTGTATTTTTTAAAAATGCCTTTACCCAAGATTAGTACTCCAACCTATGAGTTGGAATTGCCTTCAACTGAAAAGAAGATTAAATATCGTCCATTTTTAGTCAAGGAAGAAAAAATCTTAATTATGGCTTTGGAATCTGAAGATATGACTCAGATTACAAATGCAATCATTGATATTTTAACAGAGTGTATTTTAACCAGAGGAGTTAAAATTAAAAATCTCTCTACATTTGATATTGAGTATTTGTTTCTGAATATTCGGGCAAAGTCTGTTGGTGAAACCGTAGAAGTAAATGTAACTTGTCCAGATGATGGTGAAACAACTGTTGAAATGAGTATTGATATTGATTCAATTAAAGTTCAAAAAAGTAAAGAACATACAAATATTATTAAATTAGATGACAATCTTTCTATGAAACTTAAGTATCCATCTTTGGATCAATTCATTGAAAATAATTTTGAGGTTAATGATAACGTGAGTGATGTTAGTAAGTCCCTAAATCTCATTACTTCATGTATTGATATGGTATATGATTCTGAGGAAAGTTGGAACGCATCAGATTTTTCAAAGAAAGAATTGGATGAGTTTCTCGATCAATTGAATACAAAGCAATTTAAGTTGATTGAAAATTTCTTTACCACAATGCCGAAACTTTCACATACGATTAATGTAAAAAATCCAAATACTGGAGTTGAATCTGAAGTTGTTCTGGAGGGACTGGCAAGTTTTTTCAGTTGAGTATGGCTCATACCAATCTTGAGTCATACTATAAGGTTAATTTTGCCTTGATGCAGCATCATAAATATTCATTAACAGAGTTAGAAAATATGATTCCGTGGGAGAAGGATATTTATCTCACTTTACTTGAACAATATATTGAGGAAGAAAATCTAAAGGCGCAGCAACAGAATGGAATTTAGTTCCCAACTTTTCACGGCACCAGCAATTAAAAGCAATAAAATCTCTTCCTCTTCTTTTACTAGTAGAGGTGCCGGTAGAGGTGCCGGTAGTTCTGCACCAAAGTTAAATGTTAGTAATATTTCAAGGGTAGCCTTTAATACAAAACCTAAAGATATTGAACTAATCAAAGCAATTGTAAATGTCGTAGAAGAAAAACCAAAGATAGTTGAAAAGATTGTTAATGTTGTAGAAGAAAAACCAAAGATAGTCGAAAAGATTGTTAATGTTGTAGAAGAAAAACCAAAGATAGTTGAAAAATTTTTTACGGCACCAAAAATAAAAAAAGAAGAAACATCTACAAGTTTAAAACTTTCTCAAAATGCGGAAACAATAAAAGTCCCGAAAGGAATGGGATATGGGGGTATTCGTAGTGGTCCTAATGTAGATCCAAAATATTTAAGAAAAGAAAAAACTCCCATTGAACAGACTCTTGTAGAAACGAATAATATTCTTGTAGAGATACAAAAACAACTTTCTTATGATTTTGCGATGAGAATCGCAGAAGAGAAGAAAACGATTCGTCAGATAAAAATGGCAGAATCAAAGAGAAAGTTTGCAGAAAAAGAAAAGTCTTTAGAGTCATCTAAAAAAATAACAAGCGCTCTTGGTGGAGCAGTTAATAAAGTTACGGCACCTTTTAAAAGTGTCTTTGATAAAATAATAGAATTCTTTAGTCTTGTTTTGGGTGGTATTCTTTTGAGTGCCGCATTTAAGTGGTTAAGTAAAGAAGAGAATAGAAAAAAGTTTAATGAAGTTATTGACTTCATTGTAAAGTATTGGAAAGAAATTACACTTACTTTACTTGGGATTAAGTTATTTGGAGCATTATATAAACTTGGAAGATTTGGACATACATTATATCGGATATCAAAATGGTTTGGAAGAAATAAACCTCCTGGAACTGGATCTGGTGGTATTGATTGTGCTGCGATTGCAAAATGTTTTGCTGGTGCTACTGTAACTGTATTAACTACTTCCAATATTTTGGATTGGTTGAAAAATAATAAACTTTCAGTTGCTGGTGCCTTAGGTATTGGATTAGTCACCGCACCACAAACTCCACAAACTGGTGGAGCACAACAACAACCATTTAAAGAACCATTTAATTGGCAAGGTTTTGCCGACTCAATAAACAATAGTATTGCTACTGGTGTTATACTTACTGGCGCTTTTCTGCTGGCTTTGGCAACAGGACTTGCTGGGGCTCAGGCAGGGGCAGCAAAAGGTGGAACCATAGGACAAATTCCTATGAAAAAGAAAAAATGTAGCACTTGTTCCTTAGGATTTTCTCAAGGTGGGTCTGTTGGTGGAAGAGGATCAAAAAATGTAGATAGTGTATCTGCGATGCTTGCGCCAGGAGAAGAAGTTATTAAGACTGACTCCGCAATGTTATTCAGACCACTTCTGAAAGATATTAATGATAATTCCGGAAGACTTTGGGCAACATTTTCTCTTGCGGTTGAGAAACTATTAGTAGTCGTTTCTAGACAAGAAGAACTTGCTCAAGATTTTGGAGATGCCATACAACAGTTTGATACATTTATTGAGCAAGAAAAGGCAAGAAAGATTCTTAATACTGGTGGTGGAACTGGTGGTGGTGGAGGAGTATCAAAAAATGTAGATAGTGTATCTGCGATGCTTGCGCCGGGAGAAGAAGTTATTAGGACTGACTCCGCAATGTCATTAAGACCACTTCTGAAAGATATTAATTTTGTTCCGGATTCTGCTAAATCTGGTGGAATGAATTTCATACCAATGGTTTTACCAACACAAACATCAAAACTTCCAGAAATTCCAGAGATGCAATCTGAGGCAAACCGAGTTAATGTTGTATCACCAATAAATATTCTTAATCCATATATGGATGTGACACCAGAATTATATGGAATTAGTTACTTGTACTGATAAGATATGGAAACTCAAGTACAAAAACTAAAATTAAACGTAACTAATATTAAGAGTTATTTGATGAAATCAAATAAAACTCTTAGTAAATTAAAAAAGCAGAAGAAAAATCTTACTCTCAATATTATAAAGAAAAATCAACAGCAGAAAAAGGAAACCAAACTAGAAACTAAAAGACTTGGAATTGGATCTGGATTTCTTTCAATCGCAGGTGCTGTTAGTAGACCTGCGATGGGAATTTTTGATAAGATTATGGAATTTTTTGGTCTCATTGCTCTCGGATTTCTGATTAAATCCTTACCCACAATTATTAATAAAATAAATGAATTTTTAGATAGTGATTTCTTTAAAGGATTTACCGGGTTTATCACTGGACTTACAGCAATAGTAAAAGGTATGATTGATATAACAATATCATTATCTACATCTGTGAGAAATAATTTTGTAAAAGGATATAATAAGGCTGCCAAAGAACTTGATAATTTTGTAAATTGGGTTTCTAAGGGTATGTCAATTTTTGATTCGTTGTTAAACGGCAATCAACAGCAGAATTCGTCACCATCTTCGTCATCATCTCCAGCACGTACTCAAAGATATGGGAGAACATATACGAGTCCGACTGGAGGACAATTCTTTGTCGAGACAGATAAAGATGGAAATCCTATAGGTCCTTTACCTAAAAGCTGGGGACAAAGAATTCCAGACCCTCGAAAAAATTCGACAGGATGGGGACCTGTTCAGAACAAAAGTTCTGGTGGAACAGTACAGGGAAGGAATACTCAGAGAGGTGAATCTGGAGGGACACAACCAGCATTTACATTTAGAAGAACCGGAGTTGGAAAAAAGGCACAAAGAGATGCCGATACTGGATTTTCTAGTTTTTCACAATCAGTGGATGGTATTAATGATACTGTAAACAAGGAGTCTGAGAACGTAGAAGCATTTACAAAAATGCTGACTAATTGGACTCAGTTAAACTCCACCGATTCTTCTGGCGGTACTGGCGGACCTTATAATTCGGGAAGAACTGGTGCTTTTGCATCCGGTGCATGGATTGGACCACCTGGAGATAATGATAGACAGCAAACTGGACTTAATATGAATCTTCCTGGTGGAATTGGTACACCCATTTATGCTCCTAGAGATCTAATTTATAGAACTACGGGGACTGATGGAAAACCAGCTGTCGGTCTACAAGGAACTGCAACTGCACTGGGTCCTAATGGAAGAGGATTTGGATTTTATGGGGCATATCGTTATAAAGAAGGTGGCAAGGAATATGAAGTTCTAATGGGGCATTTTAGAGACATGCCTTACAGAGGAACTAAAGATGGTGATATAATTCCAAAAGGAACATTATTGGGATATCAGGGTGCTTCTGGAAGGTCTGTAAGTAACACAAATGGGGTTTATCCTCATATATCTCTTCACATAAATGGTATAGGATTTCGCGCTTCTAATGCGGAACTAGTAGATTTTGCATATGTATTGAAAGATGCAAGACCAAGAAATCCTCGTCGTCCTGGTGGAGGAGGAGGTGGTAATGGTGGATTAAGATCGTTAAATAAGAGTAGTGAAAATCAATCTGTTTTCATATATGCAGTACAACCAGTTCAAAGTTATATTCCATTTCCAGTTCCAATGCCTGTAAGTGTACCATCATCCAATTCTGGTGGAAGAGGAAAAACACCATCAATATGGAGGGGATAAAGTAAATGGCAAGCGCGGCAAACGCATCGGCATATGAACTTTTTGAATTAGAAAAAAATGGTAAAGCAATAGACATTAGTGGAACTGATCCATATGGTGCCAGAGTAGTAAATTTTGACTATTACGAAAGTCTTTTATCTCCAAATGTAAGTGGATATCTTACAATAGCAGACATTGGTGGATCAGTTCCATATGACAGACAATATAGTCGTCAAGAAAAATATGGAACTTTAAGTTCTGCCCTTCCACTTACTGGTGATATAAGAGTTAAATTTAGGATTACAAATCCATCTATCGATCCATTTACAAATAAAAGAACGGAACTGGATTTTTCCAGAAAACCATTAATATTTGATAAGGTTACCGTTCCAGATCAGGGATCGCATCGTGAAGGAGTTGGATTGAGTTTATTTTCACAATACTGTAAACAGACACAACTTTCTGTAACTAGAAACTACAATGGAAATATTGGCAATTCTGTCCGTAAATTATTAAAGGATTATGTAGGAGTTCCGGATAATAATATTTTTATTACGCCATCTCAAAATTCTTTAAGTTTTTATGGTTGGAATAAATCCGTATATGAAGTCATATGTGGAGAACTTGCACCACAAACCATACCCACAAAAGGAAATCCTGGATACTTTTTTTATGAAACACAGGATGGATTTAATTTTAGAGCAATTGATGAACTAGTATCACAGGCACCAGTGGCATCCTATTTTAAAAATGAAAGATTAAGATCAAGCGTGAAGGATAATACTAACGATTTTAAAATAAATTTTATGTCTGTCCTGAAAAGGGGTGACAATATGACCGGTCAGAGAGCAGGAGTTTTTTCTAATGAAATGTTTACTTTTGACCCAATAAAACATGAATATAAAGAGAATAAAAACACAATAAATTTACCAGCAACATTGGGTAAAATATATGAAGTGCCAACAACTCCATCATCTATAACTTATTTTACAATTCCAGAGTTTGGAACTTTTAATTCTGGAGTCGAGAATATTTTAAACAATGATCCAAAAAATTGGTTAGCACAATCATCTACGAGATATAATTCTTTATTCGATCAAATTATTCAGATTCAGGTTCCTTGTAATTTAAATCTAAGAGCAGGTAATGTAATTAATTGTAATTTTGAAGTTATATCTCAGGAAAATAAAAGTGTTGGAAGCACAGATGAAACTCAGAGTGGAAGATATTTGATATTAAGTTTATGTCATCATTTTGATTCAACATCATCATGCACATCGATGATGTTAGTTCGTGATTCTTATGGATAATAAACTATATAAAGGTAAAAAGTAATGTTGCGTTCTAAATTTCATTTTCATGGTAAAAAAATAGCTCAGATTCCTCCTGGTCAGAATCAACATTTAAAAAATGCTGAATGGAAAGATGCTTGGGGTGATAGAGTTAAGGTAAGGATAGCCGGAATACATCCTGCCGGTCCTGAAGTTAAGGATGATGCCCTGCCATGGGCAACAGTTCTTAAACCGACATCATCTGGAAATTTAAACCAACAATCTTCCTCTTTATGGGGAGGAGAATGGGTTGTTGTAGAATATATTGACGGTCAATTATGTGTGACTGGAGTTTTCGATAAAAACATAACCGAACCGGGAATTAAAAACAGTATAAATGGCACAACTTATTTTAAAAATGTAAACAGATATAATAGTGGATTATCTCCCGGTCCTCATCAAATTATTGGTGCTAAACCAACAGGACAAGAAAAACCACCGAAGGAAGCATTTACACAAGCAACTAAAACACCCCCCGATGGTAGAGAGTTTGATGAAACTGGAAGAGAAGTTTGATGAAGTTTACCATAAATATCAGCAATAAGAGGTAATTATAGATGAAAAGGTATTTTATAATAACAGAAGGAGGAAATAAAAGAGTATATGTCAGGATTGATATCGGTAATAATGGTGAGGGACTTTGGCGTAGATCAACAAAAACTAAAAACGACCAAATTCTTTATAATGACTTTGGTGAAGATCATTATAGCTTAGGTAATGGTGACCCTTCTCAAATACAATTAGAGGACCTATACAGACAAGGTAAATTAACAGAAGTACCAGAAGATTATAAAGAACCAGCATCAACAGCAACACAAGAAACACAAGAAACACAAGCAACATCAGGATCAAAAGAAAATCCATTTACAGTTGATGATTTTGGTGATCCAAATGAGGTATTAGCCAATCGATTTTCTAATGAAATAAATGGCAATCCTCAATATTCCGATACAGATTTAGAAAATCGTCGAATAGAAATAGACAACCGTATAGACGAACTAATAGATGCTGGAGAATCACCAGAGGGCCAAGCGGAAATAAACAAATTATTTGCTGAAAAAAAAGAAATTTCTGCAGAATTAGAACGTAGAAAAATAATAAAATGTATTACGCAACAATCAGGTAAGGCAACTTTTGACAATACACCAGAATGTCAACAATTTACAAGTACAACGGCCGCTGCCATAAAAAAAGAAATTTACAGGGCACCAGTTCCTTTGGCAGACCCATGTGGAAAAGGAACTCTTGCGGAAATTAACAATGCACTTTTGAGTTTTATGGAAACTCTAAAGGCAATAAAAACTTATGGTCAGTTTGCAGTTAGTTTAGCTCAAAACAGAATAGCAAATATTTCTAATCTAATAAGAAATACTTCAAGTATAATTGCTAAAGTTTTAAAGACTTATATTCAAAGAATTAGAAATTGGATTATCTTAGAAATCAGAAAGCAAATAGAACCTATAATTGAAAATCTTTTGCCAACTGTTGCAAAAACATTGAAAGATATTGGTATTCAAGCTCTTGTTGATAATATTTTTTGTGCCTTTAAAAATATTGGAGAAAATTTACTTGATACTGTTGGAGAGTTTTTATTCGAACTTGCAGCTAAAGCTGTTAATGTTCCTTTTTGTGCTGCTGACCAATGGGTAAGTGGAATAATGAATAAACTAGGTGCAGACATAGAACAAGCACTTGGTCCACTTTTAGATGATGTTAATAATATATTTGGTAGTGAGTTTTTTGCTGTAACTTTACCCAATGTTTTTTCTATTATCGATCAAATTTTAGCGTTCGAATCATATCTTTGTGCAAAACCAAAATGCCCTTCAGTTAAAAGTTGGATTGGTGATCCGGCAGATGCGATTCCTGCGATTGAAGCTGCAACATCCATTCCATCAGGAGATAAAATTACCGGTTTTTTAACTGGAGAAGATTCTGATGCTGGTGTATTTGGTCCTGGTAGTGTTTTCGATCCTAATTTAGATAATGCAAACATTCCAAGTAGTTTGACGGAATGTGATACACAACCATTTCAATGTGGACCACCAAAAGTCGATATTTTTGGTGGTGGAGGTGCGAACGCTGCCGGAAGAGCTGTTGTTAATAAACTTGGTCAGATTGTGGGAGTAGATTTAGTAGACTTTGGGCTTCCGACCTTGTATAAAAGTCCACCATTTGTAACTATCACAGATACTTGTGGAAATGGAAGTGGTGCATCCGCATATGCAAGAATTGATGATAATGGCAGACTTACTGAAATTGTGATGACAAACAATGGTAGTGGTTATTTAAGTGAACCTGATGGATCTGATGAGTTTGATGATCCAATAAATCGGGGAGACCAACAAGATCCTGTAAATGATTACGTTGTGTGTTTAACTGGATTTACCATTGCATCTACTGGAATTGGTTATACTATCAATGATACAATTAAAATAACTCCAGAAATAGAAAATCTTGAAGCTGCAGTAAGGATGACAGAAAATGGACAAATTGTAGAAATACAACTTTTAAATTCTGTATGTGGAATAACAGAAATTCCAGATGTTGAGATTGAAAGTGAAACGGGTGATGGTGCTGTCATAGTTCCAAAACTAACCCCAGTTCTAGTCCCTGAAGATGATACTGGAGATGATGAAACCGGAACTGGAGATGATGAAACCGGAACTGGAGATGATGAAACCGGAACTGGAGATGATGAAACCGGAACTGGACCTGGTGGTGGTAATTTAGATCCAAATGTTCCTAG